ATAAAAATATAAACAATGCCAAATCCAAAAGTAAAAGATATGCCACGTAAACAGCAAATGGCTGTAAAAGCAACAATGGCTGATGGTGGTGCAGGTAATCCAAATAAAATGAAAAAGTCTGGATTTAAAATGAAAGGTTTTAGTGGTTTTGGAAACGATTCGCCTATGAAAAAAATAAGTGCTGCTTGTAAATCAGCAGCAAAACGTAAGTTTGATGTTTGGCCTAGTGCTTATGCATCTGGCTGGGGTGTAAGATGTACTAGAGCTGGTGGGCCTGGTAAAATGGGTAAGTCTAAAAAGAAAAAATAATGTTTGAAGATTTTGACATAAGTCCTTTTAAGAAAAAAAAACCACCATTAGATAGTGGTTATACCACACGTACAGAAATAAACGAACTAAAAAAAATACCTTTAAACAAAAAGTTTGTTAAGGATAATGATAACATAGAATCTGCTTTTGCTAAAACAGCTAAAGATAATAATATAGAAAATTATGATGAAAATATAGCTGCTAGTTTTATAAAAAAATCTGCACCTATAATTTTAATTTTAAAAAAATATCATAATAGAAAAAGACCTTACGAGCTTGATAAAAATTTAAAAGCAATAGTTTTAAAGTCTATGCAAACACCATCATATCCATCAGGACATTCTGTTCAAGGTGTTGGTATAGCAAAATTGTTAGCAGATAAATATCCTAAAGCTAAATCTGCTTTTTTAAAAACAGGTGAAAATATATCTTATAGTCGTAGAGTTGCCCGCGCTCACTATAAGTCAGACAGTAAGATGGGCGAGGAATTAGGTAACTCAATGTATAAATTTATAAAAACTAAAAAATGAAAAAACCAATGAAAATGAAAAAGGCAGCTACAAAAATGAAAAAAGCTCCTACTAAAATGGCTAAAAAGTCACCAGCTAAAAACAAAGGATTAAAAAAATTAGCTGCTGCTAATCCAAATTTAACTTACACTCCAGCTCAAATGAAAAAGGCTGCTATGAAGATGAAAAAAGATGGTATGGCTATGGTTAAAAAATCTGCTATGATGATGAAGAAAGTAGCTGGTATGAAAATGAAAAAGAAGTAATGTACGACATAACGTCTAAGTTTACAAAAGAAAGTCCATTACCTTGTTGGAAAGGTTATGAGCGAGTACCTGGTACTAAAAAAGGTGCTAAAGGTAGTTGTCGTAAATCTTCACCTGCTAAAAAACAAAAAGGTGGTGGTACTAGAAAAACTTGTTTACCTAAAGCAAAAATAGATGCTATGAGTAAAAAAGAAAGACAGCGTTTAGTTTCTGCTAAACAAAAGTCTGGTAAAGCTGGTAAGTATAGACGTTCTTCAAAAACAAACGTAAAAGGCGCCCGTAAAAAAGGCGCCACATTACGTGATTGGTTTCAAAAAGAAGACTGGAGACAGGTAAATAATCCAAAGAAAAAATGTGGAGAAAAATGATTAGAATTTTATTATTAATATTATTACCAATATTAACTTTTGCGCAAGGCCCACCTAATTGTGTGCCTACAACTATTATAATTAATCTAGACCAATATCAAGGTGAGACTGCTTGGGGTGTATATGATACATCAGGTGCTTTGTTAACTTATGGAAACAATTACGGTTCTCAACCAGATTATGCTTCTGTTGTAGAACAAAGATGTTTACCTGAAGGTCCTTTGGTTTTTGAAATATATGATAGTTATGGTGATGGTTTAAATGGAGCTTTATGGGGTGGTTTAGATGGTTCTTACTATTTAGTACAGTGTAATGATACTTTAATATTTGGTGACAATGCTGCTTTTGGTTTTGATACGGCTCATGCTTTTGGTTCTGACGCTTGTCCACCCATACCGGGGTGTATGGATCCGATGTACGTAGAGTTTAATCCTCTAGCTGATACAGATGACGGTTCATGCACGACTCTAAAAGTTTTTGGTTGTACTGATTCAACAATGTACAATTATGATCCTAATGCAAACACAATGGCTTTAGTACCTAGTTGTGATTTTGTATTGACACTATATGATTTAATAGGTGATGGTTGGGTAGGTTCATATTTAGAAGTTACACAGGATACTAATGTGTATAATTTTTGGATAGATACAACTGCTTATACTCAAGATTTTATTATAAATTTAAAATCACCTATGCCGGTTGAGTTTAGATTTTATGTTACATCTCAAGCTCAATTAACAACACCACATTGTGGATTTAAACTAACTAATCCACTTGGTAATACTATAATAGAGGTTTTACCACCTTTTATACAGCCTATGTATAAGTATAAAACACCTACATATTGTGGTAATTTATGTATTGAAAAAATATTTGGTTGTATGGATAGTTTAGCAATAAACTATAGTGATACAGCTAACACTGACGATGGTTCATGCTATTATTCACCTGGTTGTACTAACTCTAGTTTTTTAGAGTATTATACTCAAGGTTTTACAGCTGATTTTAATGACGGCTCTTGTCAAACAGAAGCTATATGGGGTTGTACTGATAGTACAGCTTTTAATTATGATAGTATAGCTAATTTAGATAACGGTGGTTGTGTACCTGTAATACTTGGTTGTATGCAGCCTTTAGCATTTAATTATAATTCTAGTGCTAATACAGATGATGGTAGTTGTATTCCATTTATATATGGTTGTACTGATCCTACTATGTTTAATTTTGACGCAAATGCAAATACAGATGATGGTAGTTGTATACCTTATGTTTTTGGATGTACAGACTCAACAATGTTTAATTATAACCCTTTAGCTAATAGTGATAACAATTCTTGTATACCTTACATATATGGTTGCACGGATCCTTCTATGCTTAATTATAACCCGCAAGCAAACACGGAGGACTTTAGTTGTATTGCTTTTGTTTATGGGTGTATGGATAGTTTGGCCCTTAATTACGATTCACTTGCTAACACGGATAACGGTTCGTGTATCGAAGTGGTTATGGGTTGCATGGATCCAAATGCGTATAACTACGAATCAGCTGCTAATGTTAATGATACTTTATCTTGTTTATATAATGCTAATTGTATTACTGGTCCAGGTATTCCTTACTGGTTAAATGATGAGTGTTATGCTTGGGTAATATCTGTAGATGATTACTGCTGTGAAAATGAGTGGGATACTATATGTCAAGCAACATATGATTATTGCGCGGGTACTTGGTCTGGTCCTGTACAAAGCAGACACGAACAAAAGAAACTAATATCAGTAACTGATTTATTAGGTAGACCATCTAAAATAATTAAAAACAAAGTTTTACTCTATCTTTATAACGATGGTAGTGTAATAAGAAAAATAATAACAAAATAAATAAAAAACGATTATGGCAACAACAACAGCAACAATTACGCTGAGTAGCTCTGATATATTAAGTTCTGCTGTTTCAATATCTGAAACAATGACTTTATATAAAGGAGGTACTACAGCGACAGGTTTAGAGCAAATGAATTATCATAGAGCTATTATACCTACAGGTACTAATTTTGACCTTATACCAGAAAGCGCGGGATTAGAAAATAACTCAAATTATGTTTACATTTGTAACAAAAATACAGACGCAACACACTACGTAACTATATCTATAGGAGCAGAAGTTATAGGTAGTTTATATGCGGGTGACTTTATGTTTATTCCTTGGTCTAACGATGTTTCAGATCAAGAAAGCACAACAGATCAAACTGGTAACGACACAAGTATAGAGATTCAGGCTTTTACAGCATCTAATACAATAGAATATGCATTATTCCACGTAGGTGAAACTTTATTAACAGCAGGTGACTCATAGTAATTAACAATATAAATAAATAAATAAATATGGCAACAACGACAGCGACAATAACATTGTCTAGTAGTGATATAGCTGACAATACATTAGCTATAAGAAATAGAACTACGCTTACTAATGCTGGTAACGATACTGGTATGACTAAAACAACAGGTCTTACTAGAGTAACATTAGCATCTACAAGCCCGGTTGTATTAATAGACGCAGGCGCTACTACTAGATTAAACACAATATCAAGAGGTAAAATATATATTAAAAATCTTAATGATAGAGGTGACGGTACTAAATTTGTAACTATAGAAATGGATGCTTCATCTCCAGTAGAAATTGGTAGATTATATGGTGGAGACTTTGCTTTTTTCCCGTTTGATGGCGGAGCAGGAAATGACATAGGTTTAGATCCATCTGACGCTACATCAACAGATTTAGAATATATTATATTTTACGAGTAGTAAATGATAAGTAAGCATATTAGCGACAAAGAAGCCGTGTATAGCACGACTGCTTTGAGAAGAGGAATAGACAATAAACCTAACGAAGAACAGTTAGGTAATATGAAATTAATTGCTGAAAAAATATTTGAACCTCTAAGATCTTTTGTAGGTGGACCAATAAAAATTAATAGTTTTTTTAGATCACCAGAACTTAATACAGCCATAGGTGGTTCTAAAACTTCTCAACATTGCAAAGGTCAAGCTATGGATATAGATGATACGTTTGGATATAAAACAAATGCAGAAATGTATGATTTTATAAAAGAACATTTAAACTTTGATCAAATGATATGGGAGTTTGGTGATGATAATAATCCTAACTGGGTGCACGTTAGTTACGTTTCTAACGAAAAAAACAGGAATAGGTGTTTAAAAGCCTACAAAGATAAAGGTAAAACAAAATATATTGTTATATAAAAAAAGGGAGCTAAAAAGCTCCCTTTATTTTTTTATATATATAAATTAGAATTTATAAGATATTCCTATTTTAAACTTACCTTCTGAATTTTCTTTTGTAGACATTATATAGTTTGGGTCAACACATAGGTTTTTGTAAACCATAAAAGAATAACCAACACCAAAAGTCATATTGTCTTTTATTTCATCAGTTGGAACTTGCACAACAGCATAGCAGTTACTAAAATAGTATCTACCCCACAAGTCATACTCTTCACCGTTTTTAACAAGTCCTAGTATTATGTTATCTTTTAACATATAACCAATACCTATTTTATCAGTAACATTTGACATTTCCCACTCAGCGCTATCTTTCGGCGCGTCTATAGTTGTTATGGCTACAAACTGTGCAGAACATAAGTTTACGGCAAAAATAAGACTTGCCATTAAAAACATTTTTTTCATAATAATTGTTTTAGTTATAAGCCTGTTATTTCACAAGATCCACCGGCACAGGCTAGTTCACCAGATAGATCTGTTTCGTCAGTAGTTTCTACAATATTAGATAAATTAATATAGCTTAAACTTTTAACTCTTTTGTTAAATTCTTTTTCTGTTATATCTTCAAACGGTGCTTGAGTATAAGTACCACCATCATAAGGTAATACAGAAAGACCATTATAACAATCTCTATTTTCCCACATCCATTCACCTGCTTTTTTCCAATCTTCTTGTTTTAAACTAATAGTTGCAGATACATTATGCGTATTACTACCTGTTCTATGACCAGGTTTAACCCACTCTGTAGCTACTTTTTTTACACGTTTAAGTAAATCAAAAGCAGACTCAGTTCTTAATATTGAACCTTTTGGTGCTGATTGTGGTATTTCTATAACAGCAGTATCGTGTGGCCTAAAATACTCATCTTGTACTAAATCAGGGTTATGTATTTTTAAATACTTATATATTGATTCATTTTTACCTACGCGCAGTCTACGTATATAATAATCATTATGCCATGCGTGTATACCAGATGATGTTCCAAGTACAAGAGATGTTGTCCCTGCTGGTTTTATACAGGTTGTTCTAGCTGCTTGGTTTATTCCTATTAGCTTTGCTACTCTTGTGTTCTCTCTTTTTACGATACTTGCAGCGACCTTCATATCCAGCTGGAGCACAGCGGCACTCCCGATCCCTGTCATTGACACACCTATAAGCGCGTCTTTCTCTGTTGTTTCTTGCCATATTTCTCTTAGATAGTGGAATTCCGTATAACCTGCTTGAAGCGTGCCAATAAAAGCTGCGGCTTTAACGCGGGCGTTAAGATCTTCTTGGCTTGTGACGTCACTTACATTAACTTCGCACAGGTTACAGAACTGATATGGTCTTAATGCAATTTCACAACAAGGGTTTGTACCCCAGTCTTTATCGTGATTGAAATATATGCCTGGTTCACCAGCTCCGGATAATTCAATACGTTTCCACAAATCTAAGA